ATAAAAAATATAAAATATAAAATAAAATAAAAAATAAAATATAAAATATAAAATATAAAATATATATAATTTATATTTATATAAATAATACTAAATAAATATATAAATATATAAATAATTTATTTACCCATAATATAAATGAACACTTTACCTGATATAAAAGAAGCATTAAATGAATATTTCAAACTTAAAAATAAATATGAAACTCAAATAATGACAAACAAAAAAAAAATTATGAATAAAAACTTTCTTAGTAAAATAGAGAAAAAATCTGAGTATAATAAGCTTAAGCCAAAATGTATTAATTGTAAGAGACCTGGTGGTACTTTATTTACAAATATGTTTATACCTGAAACTGATACGAGTGAATCTTATAGAGAGTTACGTTCAATATGTGGAATTATATCAGACCCTTGCAATTTAAATATCACTATTTATTTGTCAAAAGTAGAACTAATGCCTACTCTTTTAAAAAGTATGGAAGATGATATTAAAGCATATAAAAATGAAATAATTGATCATAAAAATAAGTTATTATTTGGATTTTTAAATACAGAAGAAGCATTAGAACATTTTGAAAATGTTAAGGAATATATTGGAAACATAACCTCTTTGTATGAACAATATTTAGAAAGTTATCATCAAATTGTAGATAATGATGAGAAAAAACAAGAATTAAATACAGCTATTACAAATTCATATATAGAGATTGAAAAAATTAAAGATTGTATTGTTAAAATGAATGAAACTAACAATATTCAATATGCACGTGATGCAGTAACCAATTATACTACTACATTAATGCCGTTACTATATTCAATTCGTGAATTAAAATATAATGAAATGTTTATTTGGCATGATGAATATACAAAAACGTGCAATTTAATACAAAACAAGTATAGTATTAATAATTTATCTTTTTCCAGTTCAAATGATAAAGTAATTGCGTTTGATATTGGTTTATCAGTGATACCTAGGAAAAAACAATTAATTATTGAAGAAGAAACACCCTCTTCAACTTTAGAGTCAGATACAATTATTGACTCTGAACAAAATCCTCAACCAATATACGGAGATGGATTAGATGGTGTTAAATGGAATGTTTCCAATTATGATAATTTATGGGCAAGATTACCAACTAAGTTAAGAACTGCACTAATTACTGATCAAGAATGGTTACAAAATTTTATGGCGAATTGTACTTCAGCTAGATCTTCTGGACAAGCATGTAAATTTGTTGGTCCTAAAAATCTAATCTTACCACCTGAATTAGGTCCAGATGGAAAATACAATTTTGGTAGTAACATATATAATCAAGCATTTGAAACTTTACCTGAAAATATGAAAGCAACTTATTTAACATTTTACAATGAAAAAGATGGTGTAACAAATTATAACATGTTATCAAATACTATGGATGAATTAGTTGCAAAGATGTTACAATTTGATAGAGGATACTTTTAGAAATAAAGTTATAACCTTATAAGATTATATCTAATTAATATTTTTATAAAATATATAAAATATATAAAATATATATTATATAATAATATGTTATTCAATTACATTTCTCTTCGTGCATTTTTAATTAGTTTTGCAATTGGACTTTTTTTTATTTATATTTTAGGACCAGAAATGAAAACAATTTATATATATCCAACACCAGAAAATGTAGATAAAATTCTATTTAAAGACAAAGCAGACAATTGTTTTAAATTTGTAGAAGAAATAGTCGAATGTCCTAAGGATAAAAGTAAGATTTCAGTGGTTCCTATTCAGGCATAAATAATATTGTTGTTTATAAAAAGAAACTCTTGTAATAGTATAATGGCAATCAATTTTGGAAAATTTGTTCATACAGAAACTGGTAAAATTATAATGTCGATTTTATTGGGTTTTGGATTAGCTTCTCTCTTTAGAAAAATATGTAAGGGTAGAGAATGTTTAATTTTTCATGCTCCATCTTTAGATGATTTTAAAGACAAGATATATAAAAATGACTCAGGAAAATGTGTAAAATATAATGCAGTTCCGAGCAAATGTAATATGAATGCAAAAATAATTAATTTTGATTAATTTTGATTGGGATATTTTTTGCGTAAATTAAATAATTATTATATGAGTTCTTTATAATAATTATGGGTGATTCAACCAGCATTTTAGATTTGCCTACTGACCCTGTTGGTGGTGGAAATATTAGCAATGGTATTTCTTTTAATGCTACCGAAAAAGAACAGCTTGCATCTACACAAATACCAGGTTTATCTTTAGACCAATCTACTATTAATCAAATTGTAAATGGACTTCAACAAGCAAGCGCAAATGGTGGGACACAATTATCATCTAGGGATATACCTATGATGACTACAGGACACAGCAATGATCCACAAGTACGTCCAAATTATGTTCCACCGCCACCTCAAGGATCAGATGCAAATTATATTCAAAATTATGAACAAACTTCTGACATGATACATACATACAATAAACAGATGCAAAATAATAACTCATTAGATGATATGTACAATGAAATACAAACACCTTTATTGCTTGCTGTGATTTACTTCTTGTTTCAATTACCTTTTTTTAGAAAATTTTTATTTAATTATATTCCTTTTCTATTTTCAATTGATGGAAATTTAAACCTAAATGGTTATTTATTTACAAGTATTCTTTTTGGACTAGTATTTTACATTTTTAACAAATTGTCTTGGTATTTTAATGCGTTTTAGAGCAACGCGTAAATGGTTTAATATATATATAAAGAATTTAAATATATATATAGTGTATTATGTAACATTTATATGGTAAGCTTACTTAATTTATTGCATACAAATTATAATGACATTACAAGAATGACTTTGTTTAATTTTTTTAAAACAGGGAATCCAGCATATGACGCAATCCTTTCTACTATTTGTATTAGTATATTTGGGTTTGTTGTCAATTATATATATGAAGATGGTATACATCCATTTTTGACAAATTTTTCATGTGATGATTTTACAAACTTATTTTATAGGAAAAATATGATTACTATTGATGGAAAAAAAAATTATGTTACATCTTGTTTTACTTATACATGTTGCGAGTCTTCTGTTTATAGTAATCGTTTTAAGGCGCTTTGGAATTATATTATATCAAATATTGAAACAAATAAAACCATATTTTCAATAAAAGAATCTCATACTAATTTTCAATCATCTGAAAATAATCAAAATAGTCGATATAAAATTTCGGATATGTTTATAGTCAATCAAACAAAGTGTTTTCAAATAGATGAAGATATTTTTGTCAAAGTTGAAATACATAAAGAAGATAATACTACTGACGATACAGGAAAAGTAAAATCAAAAACTGAAAAAACCACTATTTATCTTTATTCTTATAAATATAATGTTTCTTACTTAAAAATTTATCTTGATAATATTACTGAAAAATATCTAGAATCTGTTAAAGATAATCGTATAAATAAAAAATTTACTTATTTTTTAGATAAAGTAAAACATAATAATGAAGAATCTATACTAAATTGTTGGAAAGAGCATAATTTTGATAGTGCCAGAACATTTGATAACATGTTTTTTGATGGTAAAAAAGAATTAATATCTAAAATTGATTTTTTCTTAAATAATCGCGAATGGTATTACAAAACAGGTATTCCTTATTCTCTTGGAATTGGTTTACATGGTCCTCCTGGAACTGGAAAAACTTCTTTTATTAAAGCTCTTTCTAATTACACTGGACGGCATATTGTAATGATATCACTAAAATTAATAAAAACCAAGTCTCAACTAGAAAATTTCTTTTTTGAAAACAGATATAATGAAGATAATGAAAAAAATAGTATTACATTTGATAAAAAAATAATTGTATTTGAGGATATTGATTGTGTAGGTGATATTGTTTTAAATCGCAACAAAAATAGTGAAAATAAAAAAAACAAATTTAAAAAAAATAATGTAAATGTAGCTGATGTTATTCAAAGCATTTGTCAAATAAATGAAACTAATGTAACTAATGCAACTAATGCAACTACTGGAAAAAAATTGTTGGAATCTGATGAACTAATTACATTGGATGATATTCTTAATATATGGGATGGTGTTCGCGAGACACCTGGAAGAATTATGGTTATTTCATCAAACCATTATGATAAGTTAGACCCTGCTTTAGTTAGAGAAGGTAGAATTGATATTACACACGAATTAAGCAATGCGTCACATAATGTAATTTCTGAATTATATTTACATTTATTTAATAAAGAAATTAACAAAAAAAATCTGTCAAAAATTAAAGAGTATTTTTATTCACCCGCAGAATTAATAAATATGTATATTGCAACAGGCAGGAATGAAGACAATTTTGTTAAGCGATTATTAGAAAATAAAAAAAATAAATAAGTAAATAGGTAAATAGGTAAATAAGTAAATAGGTAAATAGGTAAATAAGTAAATAGGTAAAAAGTAAATTTTTATATATTTAAAATAAATATAATACATTTTAATGGAAAAAGATATATATTTAAAAATAATCAATTCTTTAATTGATGAGCTTCCAAATGGAAAAAAACCTATTGAAATTGATTTGGTTTTAGATGGAGGTGTGTTTAATGGTAGTTATCTTATAGGTGCTCTTTTTTTTTTAAAAGAAATGGAAAAACGTAATTTTATAAAAGTCAAAAGGATTTCAGGATGTAGTATAGGCTCTTTAATTGGACTACTTTACTTAATAGATTGTTTAGATTTAGTATATGATGATTTATATAACATTTTAATTAAAAATTTTAAACAAAATTATAATTTTAAAAATTATAAAAATTTAAAAAATCATTTATCTGGTAAAATACCAGATGATATATGTAGTAAAGTTAATAATAAATTATTTATAAAATATAATAACATTAAAACTTGTGTTAAAAAAGTGAAGTACAAGTATAAAAATGAAGACGATATTTTTAATACAATTATTCGTTCTAGTTTTTTTCCTTATTTAATTGATGGTAATGTTGTATATGAAAATAAATATTTAGATGGTATAAACCCATATATTTTTAAGTCAAAACCAAATAGAAAAATTCTTTATTTAGATCTATGCGGTCTAGATAAATACTCGTATATATTAAGTATTAGAAATGAAAAAAGTAATTTATATCGTATTCTATCAGGTATTCTAGATATACATTTTTTTTATACAAAACATTCAGAAACATTTATGTGTAGTTATGTTGGTGAATGGGGCTATATAAACACAATACGATATTATATAAGATTATTTTTAGAAAAAATAATATGTTATATATGTTATTTTATAGTTTTTAAAAAAAAAATATAAACATGCAAAATATAATAGATACAAATAGTTATAAAATTATCAGTAGCTTAACATATGATATTTTAATCTTAATAATTAAAAAATATTGTTTATAAAAATTCGTCTAATTTAAGGAGTATTTATATTAGTTTATTTATATGGATTCTCTTGATATTACTGATTCAGCATTCTATTTAGGTAATTTGACTTCAAATAATGATGCTATAAAAGAAATTATTTCTAATTCAACAGAATTGGTTTCCAATATGGTTCCTGATTTGGTTCCTGATATGGTTCCTGATATAGTTCCTGATATAGTTCCTGATATAGTTTCTAATATAGTTCCAGATATAGTTCCTGATTTAGTTCCTGATTTGGTTCCTAAAGAAATCGCTCCTGTTACAAATAATAATTCAATCTTTATTTATGTAGGTATAGGTGTTTTTCTTATTCTAATTTGTATTTTTATATACAATTATTATAATAAAAAAAAACGGGTTAGAATTAACGAAATACCAGAAGTTCGTTATGATGAACCAACCGCTTCATCTTATAGAAGGTCTGAGTTCTAATTTTAACCATAAATATTAAAAATTTTTGATTTTTTTGATTTATTTGATTTATTATTTGATTTATTATTTGATTTATTATTTGATTTATTTGATTTTGTTTTGTTCAATTTATTTGTTTTTTTTGATTTAATTGTTTTTGTACTCTTTGATTTAATCTCTAAGTTTTTCATATTGTCTGGCTTATAATTTAAAAACCATTCTTGTAATTCTTTTTTATCACCATTTTCTTTTAATTCTCTATATTTAACAGCTTTATGAGCCCTTGTTTCTTCTAAAGTTTCTTGATGACCATAACACATTATACTAAATCGTTTTAGTAATCCTTTTTGTTGTAATCTGTTTCTTTGTTGAACATCATACAAAAATCTTGAAATGCATAAAATTCTCTCTAAAAATTGATTATAATAAGGTTTATCTGCATACAAAAATGCCAAATAGAAACTCAACATTGTGTCTATTGTTGCAATTTTTACTTTTTGTCCCTTTATATTTATTACGTTGTAACTATGGCATGCAATAGGTTTATATATAAAGGCTATTGTATCATTGCCAATTTTAACTTCATAATGAAGTGGAACTATTTCACCAATTGGTTCTCTTTTAATTATTTTAGAATTTTTAACACCAGTATCTTTTAAACGTTCTTTTAATATTTGAGCAGTTGTTTCTGGTTCATTTGATAATACATCAAAGTCTGCAATTTTTTCTAAATGCATACGTAGTTTTTTTGGCATATATTGAGAATAAAGAGAGATGGCATAGCCACCAAAAAAGACGACACCTTGATTTACAAAAGTATTTCTCACAATTTCATATATTTCATCTTCATGTTCTTTATTTTCCATTTCTCTCTGATATTTTACTTGATTGCAATTTATATTTGTTAAAGGATAATTTTTATTTAATAAGGTTAGACGTTTTAAAACTTTTTCCCAACGACTAATGTCCCCGGCTGGTCTTGATAATTCCAAAAACATACCCATGCGCAAAAAATTCGGTGGTGCATATAATATACCATTTACTCTAATTGCATCTTTTTTCATAGAATTAAAAATTGGCTTTGCTATATCCGTAATATCTGCAACCGGAATATAATTGACAAATACTTTATATGTTCCCTTGTGGACTCCTGATTTGGCTTCTACATCTGTGAAACCTTGTTTATAATAAATGTCCGCCAGTTCTTTTGCATCTTCTAGTGCATTTATAGTATAGAAATCGTAATCAGGAACTTCTGCTTCCTTATTATAAAATTGGTCATCTGATGGTAATATATTGTTGATTGCTGTTCCTCCATAACAAATAAGATTTTTACGTTGAATAAAATCTTCAACAATTTTAATGATTTTTTTTATATCTTCTGAATTGACAACACGTTTGCCCATTTTTTCTTCAGCTTTATCTACTGCCATACGTAATATTGTTAATTCACAATCTTCAAATGTTAAATCTCTACATATATTTTTTTTCTTCATTATTTTCCCTATATAATTGTAAGATAAATAAAATAAAAATGATTTTATTTTATTTAATAATTAAAAAGTGATTATTAATATTTATATAGTATAATGAACGCTACAATGGGCTTAAACCAAGATATTTCATTAGAGTTGGATAAACTTAAATTTAATGGTCTTAAAAGAAGGCTTAAAAATGAACTGATTGAATTTGTAAATACTGGTGCATTTATAAATGTTGAATATAATAACTATGAAAGAAATAATACTATTATTAGTATTACAATTATTTTAGAAAATGATGAAAACTTATACAAATTTTATGTAAATTCAAATTATCCATTTAGACCCCCAATTCTTGAGATTAATTATAGAGACTATAAAAAATATTTAATAATTAATTCAATAAAAACAAAAAATGAACTTAAAAAATATAATGGTTTTAATTGTTTATGCTGTAGTTCTATATCATGTGGTGATAATTCGACACCATCCATAAGATTAAAATGTTTTATTAATGAACATAAAATGTTTAAGAAAATAAGACGTGATATTGTAAATCGTGTACTTGCAAAAAAAATAATTGAAAAATATTTATATCATGATGCTAATTTATTTGAATGGTTATTTTAGATATTCATAGTGTAATACTTATTACCAAAAGTTCGTGTATCATATGAATAATTTGGATTTTGAGGTTTTGGATCTGGTATAATAATAGGAGTATATCTCAAATCTTTTGGTTTTAAAGCAAATGCAGAACCATTACGACTAAAGAATTGGATATTTTCTAGTAAAAAATTATCTACGTTTGAATAGCGCATAGCTGTCATTTGACATCCATAATGTCTACATAACATACCACTTGGGTTTTTAGGATTATTTTCTTTATCTGGAAATACAATTGTCATACCAGTTTTGTTGAAACAAGTAAGTTCAGATACATCTGGACTATTTTAATATCATAATATGTTAATCCTCGCATAAATATAGAATTGCTTGTCATGTTAACATATTCTACTAATTCTTTATTTTCTAAAAATGCGGTATTAGAACGATCAACTATTAAAATAATTTTGTTTATAAATTTTAGTAATGGTAAAATACCTAAATTTTTTCCAGTATTTTCAAAACTATAATCAACACCTAACATTTTATCGTAACCAGTAAAAATTTTTGCCAAATTTGTAAACATATTTTGATTTGTACTCTTTATTCTTAAATGTATAATAATAGGATCTGTTGGATTTGGGCAAGTGCCTCCAGCAAATGCATATGAATTTATAACTTCCATTACGCTATTGGCACCACCGAATGGTACATAATTAAATGTTTCTTTCACATAATAATTATCTTGAGTACTCGTAGATACTACTGGTTGATTATCAACTGAATATATTTCAAAATCTAAACAACGCACACCTTGCTTAATAATAGTTTTTAAAATGCATGTATCTACGTAATTATTTTTATAACTACCTCCAGAACATGCATTATATGCAGTAGTTATATAATAATCAAAAAGTCTGTGAGAATAATCTGGATTATTACCTGATATAGATACTATATATCCATTTACATCAGGAAATACTTTATTTATACTATTACATTGTTTTTTTTGTAATGAAGAAATATATGACAAATAAAACAAATATGAAATAACTATAAGTATTATTACAACAAAAATCAAATATGCTTGAAATTCTTCGTCTAAATCAATTATTTTTTTTTTAAAATCACTATAAAAGTTAACTACATTATCTGTTAATTTTGTAGCACTTGGAATATATGAAATTTGCGGATTTGACATAATCTAATATATAACACTATTTAAAAAATGAAAATTATTAAGAAATAGATTTTGTTAATTATATGATGAAATAAAGAATTAAAAGGTTTATATAGTATATATTTAGTATGGCTGGTGGTCTTTTAAATTTAGTAGCTGTTGGACAGCAGAATATTGTTCTAAATTCTAATCCTCAAAAAACGTTTTGGAAATCAACTTATAAAAAATATACAAACTGGGGTAAACAAAATTTTCGTTTAGATTTTACTGGAACACCTACTTTAAGTCTTACGACAGAATCTACTTTTACATTTTCTGTGAAAAGATATGCTGATATCCTTATGGATTGTTATATTTCTCTACAATTACCTAACATTTGGAGTCCTATTTTACCACCTCAAACTATTACCAATCCTGACGGCTCTGTTACATATACTGACTGGACACCATATGAATTTAAATGGATTGAAAATATTGGGTCACAAATTATAAGTCGTATTACAATTACATGTGGAAACCAAATATTACAACAATATTCTGGTCAATATATATTAGCATCAGTATTGCGTGATGAACCCTATGGAAAAAAGGTTTTATTCGATAAAATGACCGGTAATGTACCCGAGTTATTTGAACCTGCTCTTTATGATGAAAATTTTGGTTCATATCCAAATGCTTTTTATACGACTAGTCCTGCCGGTGCTCAACCTTCTATTAGTGGTCGCACTTTATATATACCCCTTAGTGCATGGTTTACGTTGGAAACAAGTCAATCATTTCCTTTAGTGGCACTCCAATATAATGAACTGCAAATTAATGTTTCATTTAGACCTATTAATGAATGGTTCACTATTCGTGACGTAACTGATTATGCTAATAATTATCCAGTTGTTGCACCGAATTTTAACCAATTATACATGCAAATGTATCGTTTTCTACAAACACCACCAGATGAAGTATTAGGTCCTACTTCTTATACAGACACGCGAACCTTATGGAATGCAGATATAAATTTAAATTGCACCTATTGCTTTCTCTCGAATGATGAGGCGGAAGTATTTGCTAAAAATGAACAGAGATATTTATTTAACCAAATATATGAAAAGTCTTTTTACAATGTTACTGGGCAAAATACAATAGATTTGGATTCCATGGGTATGGTTGTTAGTTGGATGTTTTATTTTCAAAGAAGTGATGTTAATTTACGCAACCAATGGTCAAATTACACAAATTGGCCTTTTAGAAATACACCGCAAGGGATATCACCTGCACCTGTAACAGGGTCTTATCCAAATCCGGATCCAGCTGGTCCTCCTACTATTGGTCCTGGAACCAATCCTGATGGTACGCCTAGTGGTCTGACTATTACTGGTATATATAATCAGCAAAATATAAAATACATTTTAGTTGCTCTTGGCATATTAATGGATGGTCAATATAGAGAGAATGTATTACCAGAAGGTGTATATAATTATGTTGAAAAATATGTAAGAACTGGTAGTAATGCACCAAATGGACTATATTGCTATAATTTCTGTTTAAATACTGATCCATCTGAAGCACAACCTTCAGGTGCAATGAATATGAGTAGATTCACAAGCATACAATTTGAGATAACTACTATAAGCCCACCAGTTGACCCTTATGCGCAAGTGTTGACTATTTGCGACCCTGCAACTGGTGATATTGTCGGTATTAACAAGCCTACATGGCGCATTTATGATTACAATTATAATATGTTTTTGATTGAAGAACGCGTGAATATGGTCATATTTGTTGGCGGAAATGCTGGATTAATGTATGCTATCTAAGCATTTTTATAGATTTATTCAATTTTTATATAATAATTGAATAAAACGAACTATATTAATATAAAGAATAATTTCCTAAATGTGTTTCTTTATTTACACGCAAAAATAGTTATAATACTTTTTTTCTAATTTACACTTTCTTTAAGTTGTTAAATATATAATATATTCAATGTACTTAAAGCCGATTGTACTACATGATGTAGGGGTTTTCAAGAATTTCTCGAAAATGGCCAAAAAGAAGGTTCTACACATGTAGTACTAGTTTTTTGGTATTTTTGGGGAAAGTTTTTTTGTCTTTTCGATTTTGGACATTT